CGGTTCGTGCAGAGCCCGAAGGGCAACCTCGAGTTGTGGATCACGCTCGCAGGCGACGCCCCGGCGAAGGACAGGCGCTTCTCCCTCGGCTCCGACATTTCCGCCGGGACCGGCGCCTCCAACAGTGTCACCACCGTGGCCGACCGTGCGACTGGCGAGAAGGTCGCGGTCCTGCGCACGCCGAACATGCGCCCCCACCCCTTCGCGCAGCTCACGATCGCGCTCGGCCATTTCTTCAACAAGGGCTTCCTCGTCTGGGACGCGTCGGGTCCGACCGGGCAGACCTTCACCAAGGCCGTGATCGCGTCGGCCTACGGGAACGTCTACTACCGACGCAACGAGAAGAAGATCACGCGGAAGATCAGCGACGAGCCGGGCTACTACCTCAACCCCGTGGCCCGCGAGGTCCTGCTCGAGGACTACCGCTCCGACCTCTCTGAGCGTCGGTTCGTCAACCGATCCGAGCAGGGGCTCAAGGAATGCCTCCAGTTCATTCGCCGGCCAGGAGAGGGAATCGAGCACTCCGCGAGCGCAAACGCGCAGGACCCCAGCGGCGCAAGAACCGCCCATGGGGACGAGGTTGTGGCCGACGCGCTCTGCGCTTGCGGCATTCGCGAGCGCACCGAGCAGCAGAAGGCGGCGGACCCAAAAGAACCTATGGGCTCGCTTGCGTGGCGTCGTCGGGTTAGGGTGGAATCGGAAGTAATCGGTGACGACAGCCTAAGTTCTGGCTGGTGAGGCAACCCAAGAGGCTCGTTCTAAGTGGAAGCACCAAAGTTCAAGCGACTCCGGGAAGCCATTGACTGGTCGATTTCCCAGATTGAGAAGCCCCGAAATCAGCGCGTAGACACGATCAAGCAGTACGTGGGCAGCCACTACTCGACCGGCGGGACCGACAAGCACGTCCCCGCCAATCTGCTCGAGCTCGCGGTCACGATCTACGTCAGGGCCCTCGCCGCGCGCTCACCGCGCGTCATGGTCACCACCGGCGTGGACGCCCTCAAGCCTGCTGCGCTGAACATGCAGATCGCGCTCAACCAGGTCCCCGCCGAGATCGACCTGGCCGGCACGCTCCGCCGGGTCGTGCTCGAGGCCCTGTTCGGGATCGGCGTGGTCAAAGTCGGGCTGACCTCAGGCGGCGCCACCCTCCCCAGCGACAACTCTGGCCAATACCACGACGCCGGGTCGGCCTTCGTGGACGTCGTCACCCTCGACGACTACTTCGTGGACATGAGCGCCAAGAACCGCGCCGGCATCCAGTTTGAGGGCAACGACTACTGGGTCGGGATCGAAGAGGCCAAGGCGATCTACAGCGGCCACGACAAGGACTACGAGGTCGCGGCCGACGAGCACACCGTCCACGGTGACCGCGGCGAGCAGCGCGCAGACGGCGTCGGCGTGGACGAGGGCGCCGACCTGTTCCAAGACAAGGTCTGGCTCCGCGACGTCTGGCTTCCGGGCACCCGCGAGGTCCTCACCTACGGCGTCACGAGCAACACGCTGTTCCGCGTCGTCAAGTGGGACGGGCCAGAGCACGGCCCCTACTACCACCTGAGCTACACCGACGTCCCCGGCAACCTCCTCCCGCTTCCGCCGGCCTCGCTCTGGCGCGACCTCCACGAGATCGCGAACTCGCTGTTCCGCAAACTGGCCAACCAAGCCATGAGCAAGAAGCGGGTCGCCGGGTTCCAGGGCGGGAACGACACCGCCGTGGCAAACCTCAAGCGGGCGAAGGACGGCGAGGGGATCGTCTACGACGGACAGCCGCCGGTCAACCTCGACGTCGGCGGGATAGACCAGCCCACTCTGGCCATGTTCCTCCAGACCCGTGATCTGTTCTCCTACTTCGGCGGGAACCTCGACGCCCTCGGTGGCCTCTCGCCGCAGACCGAGACCGGCGTCCAAGACAAGATGCTGAACGACGCCGCGGGGGCGCGCACGGACGCAATGCGTGCGACGACGATCGCCTTCGTGAAGAAGGTGTTCAAGGCGCTGGCGTGGTACGAGTGGACGGACCCCGCACGCGAGCGGATCATTGAGAAGCCGATCGACGGCACGGACATCGTCCTCCAGAGGGTTTGGTCAGAGGAGACCCGCGAGGGCGACTTCATAGACTACAACCTCGACATTGACCCCTACTCGATGCAGAACGACACGCCGTCGATCCGTCTCCAGAAGGTGGGCCAAGTCTTCGAGCGCTACATTATCCCGCTCCTTCCGGTGATTCAGCAGCAGGGTGGGCAGATCGACATTCAGAAGCTCCTCGACCTCGTATCCAAGTTGGCCAACGTGGACGAAATCAGGAATCTCGTGTCCTTCGGCGCACCGACCCCAGGCGCAGAACAGCAGGGCGGGTCGCCTCAGCCACAGGTCACCGGCAAGCCAGCGCACACCACTCGGACCTACGAGCGCGTGAACCGCCCCGGCGCCACGCGCCACGGGAAGGACGACGTCTTGACCCGAATGCTCATGGGCGGCGGCGTGCAGGAGTCTGAGGCGGCGGCGCTCGGAAGGCCGAACTCGTGAATTACGCCTACATGAGCGAGGACGGCCATGTCCAATGGAAGGACATTCCGCTGAGCGCTGAGGCCCCGCCGGTCACGATCGAGGTGGAGGGCGTAACCTTCACGCGCTCCTACCGCGCAGAGCGCGCAGGAGTCCCCGCGACCCAAGGCTGGCCGATAACCTGCGTCGCCAGCGGGGTCAATGCGGAGCAGGCCCAGGACCTGAGGGACGAGTTCAAGAAGCACGGGCTCGACGTCGAGGTCACCAAGGACGGCGACCCGATCTACCGCAGCGCCAGCCACAGGAAAAAAGCCCTTAAAGCAAGAGGGTTTGTGGATCGGCTGTCTTTCTATTAGAGTGTCTGCCATGGACCCAACAATTCCAGCGGTCGAGTCAGACGAGTCCGGCACAACTCCTGGCGTAGAGTTGAACTCAGGCGCTCCGTTCCCGGACGACCTCGCCGCAGAGATCGCCGCGGGCGTTGACGCGATCGTCGCCAAGGGCGAAGAGTCCGACGGGCCGGTTGACGACGTCGCAATCGGAACCGCGCCTGAGGCCGAAGACGTCGTGTCGGACGAGCCGCAGGACGGTGAGCCCGACACGACTGAGGCCGTCCCAGAGGACGCGATCTCCGACGAGGTGTTCGACCGGGCCATTCGGGCCGGGTTCACCCGCAAAGAAATCAAGCAGTGCCCCGACGACGCCTTCCTGAGTGCTATGTGCGCCAGGATTGAAGGCTCCGGCGGGGAGAGCGGCAGTCAGAGCGACGCCGCGAACGTTGACGGGGGCGAGCCCTCCATTGACGACATGCTGTCCGAGATCCCCGATCTGGACCCGGATGAGGTAGAGGAATCTATCGTCAACGCGTTCAAGGACATGAAGGGATTCATGAAGCGGCAACTCGAGGACAACGTAAGCCTGCGTGAGGAAATCGCGGGAATGCGGGAGGGCCAGACGAAGGACTGGTTCACCACCAAGCTCGAGGACGTCAAGGACTTCACGAAGGGCGACGCAGACAAGATCGCGTCGGTGCGGAAGAAGTTCAACGTGCTCCAGGCCGGCTACAAGGCCGCTGGAGAGTCCGTCACCAATGACGTGGTGTTCGGTGAGGCCGCAAAGATGGTTCTCGGCAGCGAAATGAGTGCTGCGAGGCAGAAAAGCAAAACAAAAGCTGCGAGATCGCGGACGGGCCAGTTCATTGCCCGGCCTTCGGGAAACCGCGCGAAATCCAAGGTTGGGTTCCGCGACGAGGTCGGTGCCATGATCGACGCCAGGTTCGGCTCGCAGTAAGCAACGAAACAAGGGTGCCCTAAATGAGTGGGCTCGCATTCAGTCAAATCGACGATGCTGTTCTGCTGACGCAGGAACAGTACGTCAAAAAGGGAGCGTTCCTCGATCTTCAGACCGACCTCCAAGACCACGTCGCAGTGCGCGAAATGTGGAAGGGTCGCCGGAAGGTCTTCGAGGGTGGTGAAGACTGGCGCTTCGACACGCAGATGGATCACAACCACTCCGCCAAGGTGGTCGGGCTCTACGAGACCGACGGCACCAGCATGACGGACACAATGGTGAAGGGCTCGGTGCCAGTCCGGCACATCAACGCGCACTACATCTACGACATGCACGAGCGCGCCTTCCAACAGGGCGGCACCAAGATCGTGGACCTCATCGAGACCAAGAACGTCGGCATGATGGTCTCGTTCTTCGAGTTGCTCGAGGAGCTCCTCTGGGGCAAGCCGGACAGTTCGGCTGACGTCAAGACTCCCTACGGCATGACCTACTGGCTCACCCGCTCGGCCACCACCGGCTTCAACGGTGCGAACCCCGTGGGCTTCACCAGCGGCAAGGCCGGGATCTCTCAGGGCACCTACCCGCGCTGGGCGAACTACACCGCGCAGTATTCCGCGGTCAGCAAGACGGACCTCCTGCGGAAGATGCGCACCGCGCACCGCAAGACCCGCTTCCGCTCCCCCGTCAGCCACAGCCAGCCGAACCTCGGCGGAATGCGGAACGGGATTTACCTCAACAGCGACACGGTCGGTCTGCTGGAAGAGGCCGTCGAGGACCAGAACATGTCCCTCGGCAACGACCTGGCCAGCAAGGACGGGCGCGCGGTCTTCAAGTCCACGCCGCTCACCTACGTGCCTACCCTCGACGACGACTCCGCCGACCCGGTCTACATGCTGGACTGGAAATGGCTCGCGATCGGCGTCATGTCTGGCTGGGCTGGCCAGTTGACCAAGCCCTACCGCGTTCCCGACATGCACAACGTCAAGCGCGTCGATTTCGACGTGTCGTTGAACATGATCTGCACCAACCTTCGGCGCCAAGCCGTCATCAGCAAGTAAGAAAGGCAACAACATGACTTACCTGCACACCAACCA